GTAGATTTCAGATAAAAGAGGAAATATAGAGGTGTTTCCAAGATACACAACATCACTTTTATATGTATCCGTATTTGTTTTCTCTTTAAGGATATTTAGATTTATGAATGGTTTAATTCTGTGAAGTTCCGAGAGATCATAAGCTCCCTTGTATTTTACACTACTGAATACAATATCGGGATTGAACTCTCTCACTGAATTCTCATCGAATACCGTCATTATACCGACCTCCATAATCTCTTGGAGAGGGTATATAAGATTACTTACTCTAAAATCCCGCATATCACTAATAATCAGGGCTTTCATAATTCTTCTCTATTTCCACTATTTTTATGTCGTCAGATTGGCGAACGACTATTTTTGTTTTTGTGATCATCTCATTGATGAGTTCATATGTCGACATATTACTTTTACAAGTATTGGCCAAATCTTTTAATGTCGAGAAATCCTTAGAGTTGAAATAAGCGATTTGTCCCCACTTATTATCAATACCGTAAGACATTCCAACTAATGATAAAGAATTATGACATAGGCCAACTTTTCTTTTATCTGTTGAATTTTCCAAAACCACATGGGAAATTTTTGTCTTTTTGATTGCGGCACTATTGAAAACGACATCTCCGTGTATTACAAATATGTCAGTTTTGTTAGTTGAATTTAGGCCAATTTTTATACTTTCAGATTGTCCGGTTGATTCGTATTTGTGATTATAAACTATTCTCACCGACTCTTGTAATGCTGCTTTTACGACCTTATTACACTGAAAGCCAACAACAATACAGATATCGGCTTTATCGTCTGATGATCTTATGGTACGAATCTGATGCTGTAAAACGGATATACCGTCATACTCAAGCAGACTTTTAGCTCCTTTGGTCTTCATTGATCGACCAATACCAGCCGATAAAAGAAGATATGCAGTCATACTACAACCCTGATGATTGGTTTTGGGATATATCTTACGATAGTCTTACCCCATGTTTTATTAAGAAGGTCATCTATCCCAAACTGTTGGAATATATCTTTTCTTACTATGAGGCCCGGATACTCATTTAGTAGAGACGGGAAATGACTATGAATCTTGTAAGTGCCGTTTGGTGATATAAAGTCAGAGTAATATATACCAGCCGAATCAAACCACAGACTAGGATCTTCAAGTAATTTAATGTTGTCAACATCAATAATGTAATCAAAGTCATTGTGTTGATTTGTAATTTCGCTCCTACTTAAATAGGAGTGTATGAAATCACTTTTTACTGGTGTTTTATTGTAAATTCCCAAAATTCTCATATACTTTGTCCTGAGTAATTACATTACCATTTAAGCAATGTATTTTTTCTTTTATGTTAACAGCTTTGTTACCTTTCAAATGCTTATAGATTATAGCCAAATACCCATCTATTTCGCCAAATACAGCAACGAAATTTAGCAATAGGTGATTTTTTGAAAAATTGACAGCCTCTAGATAATCATCTGGAACAATTTTTCCAGAGTCAACAAAAAAGACCCATCCATTTTTCGCCCTGTTAAATGCTTCATCATACATGATATCTTTATAGAGCTTGTCAACCATATACACGCACTGAAATTTTATTCCAGAAAGGTTTTCAGATGCGAGTGTGTGTATCTCTTTAAGATTATGTGTATCATGACATATGATCACATTTGTTGGTTTTGGAGTAACTACTTTTGAAATACTCTTTAGAGTATCAACCAAATTACTACCTTCAGAATGTATGATAACAAAAGTAGATGGTATAAAGTTTTGGATAAAAAGATCTGTGTAAGATCCTTCCCATTGTTCTAAACGTCTAGACATACAAACTCCGGGAAATTTAAAGAATCCCCCATCTTTAGATATATCCACACCGTTTTTTTCTAACTGGGTCAATACTCCTACTGAGCATCCAGTTTGAGATCCATTATCCATATCTTTAAATTTACATTCTCTACAAGTTGTCTCAAACAAGCCAGTTCTCCTCTTGTAATTTAATGACTCCACACCTTACTTTTTCCCAGAAGTTAAACACATCACATTTACTCTTAAACATGTTTATTACGTCTTTTCTACTAAATTCTGTATAGTTGACTCGATCAAAATACGAATTTTCCGAATAGAAATATCCACATGGGCCTTTTCTGCAAGATCCAAAATTAAGATCTCTTAATAGGCACATTAGATCATAAGAGTCTTTTAAGTCAGAATATGGTAAGAAATTATCGACGCACCAATCTAGGAACTGTTTATTGTTTAATCCATCTGGTGTATTCTCTGCTGGGTTTACCTGTCTTAATGGAATATCCCAACAACCTTCTGATTTATCTATTGAGGCAGACCAAACATCTAGTACATTTTCCCAATTATAATGTTCTAATGTTAGCTCTCTAGTTTTATTACTAAGCTCTTGAATTTGATCTTCTGTTAAAGAAAAAAATGACTTCCATATGTCGACCATATGGAGAACATCTGGCTTTGCTCTATAACAACCAGTTTCAAGTTCGAGTATAGACGATTTAACATCTATTGGGAATCCAGACAGCATCCGTACGGTTTCTGACATCGCAGAATAATCAGTGCCCATAACTGGAATTCCACATGCTCCGGCCTCAATGACTGGAACACCGAATCCTTCTGAGTTAGCGCACTGGACATAGATATCGAAACATTGGTAGATCCTCTTTAGATCTTCGATTGAAGCCCCATGGTTGACATTAGAAAGTCTAGAAGTGAATCTCTTACATGAGGTACACTGTTTGATTGTATCAACAAAGGTTGAAGTGGTTATCTTTCCACAATCACAAGAATATGTGAACAGAACCCTATTTGATATATTCTCTTTTATGAGTAATTGTGGAATATCCCATCCATTATCTGGGTATGAAGTATGACAATAAAGATAAACATTCTTTTCGCCAGTTTCTTCTAGATATTTGCCAAAAGCCTCAAACAACTCCGGAAACATTTTGCGTCTTTGATTACGCATGACAGTTCCGATAATCTTCCAGTCCGGATTTATACCCATAGAAATCTTATGGGGAATCTTTGGCACTGGATTATAAGATTCAGGAAAACAAATACCGGCAACTCCACCATAATTGTCTTGATCGGATTGATCTTTTATGACAGATTGGCCCCAATGAGTCAAAGTCAAAAATGAGTTCGCTGAAGCAAAGGTATTAACCCATTCAGCATTTTGTGGCATAGCATCTATTGTTGACTTTAAGCACCAATGAAACAAATTCCTAAAGGGTGACTGTCTAACAAAAGAGCACATCCAAAAATCACGCATATCTAATACAGCATCTGGTTTAAAATCCAGAGCCGCTCTTTCTAATCTCCATGCACCAAATTGATTTGAGATATTAGACGCATATGCTTTTTTGACCTCGTCAGAATCACTACCACATGGAACATTTGGGTAATTTTTCCATTTGATGGAAGATCTTCTTGGATCGTCTGCTGCTCCATAAACAGAGAATTCTGCTACATCATAGCCCCTATTTATAAGACCTTGTATCAATCCTCTTCCGTCAGCAGCATATCCAGTATTTAGATAGGTTGCCTCTGTCAAGACCAATATCTTCTTCATTGAAAACAGCCTTCGAACTTTACGTTACTAACAGTTTTTCTTATTAATCTCATACTCTTTATGAACACTTCTGCCGTCATAACAACGTCAGCTAACGCATCATGACCCTTACCGATATTATAGCCGAAGTATCCACGAATCAGATTGTCTGCAGATAGACTTCCAACATTTTTGTCGTTTTCAAAAAATAGACCCATAAGCTGCATTACGTCGACAATATCTCTTGGGTGAAATGGCCATTCCATTCCGTATCTTTTTAAATCTCTTCTTAATAGTGGATGGTCATAATTGACTATGTTATACCCTGCCGATATCGGCCTACTCCACTGTCCCTTTTTTATAGCGTGGCTTCCAATATACGATAAAAAGTTAGTTAAAGCAGATTCAAGAGAAACTCCTTCTTTGGCCAATAATTCGTGAGTTTTCCCATGAACTTTAATAGCTCCATCACTTAACTCTTCCAAACCAGCTTTAGCACACTCTTCGCCATATAGTGGTTTAATTAATATGTTGAACTCACTATTTGGTACAATTTCCATCCTTCTACCATCTACTACAACAGCACCTATTTGTACTATCTGTGATGTTTCATTACTTAAACCGCCAGTTTCCAAATCCCATACGATATAGTTATTATTGTTCATTGTATTTCTTTTCTAGAAAGTCCAGTAATTCAGAGATAAAATATTTGAGTAACCACCAACCAATAATACCAAGACCAGAACCATATCTAATATTCTTTTCAACTTGTTCTCTGGTCATTTGTGGGTAAGATATTTTGCCGTCCCAGAATCTATCAAAAACATATTCTGCGACTTTTTCTTTCTTTGATCTGTTTTTACCAGTGAAGGTAAAACCATATTCTCCCATCATTTTAGTTCGTAATTCTGCCTTAATCATCTCTAGCCTCCAAATCAACGTTTAATCTTCCACCACCATCGTAAGTTTTCATCCTTGAAAGATCTCCATATTCCGAAGTAACCCAATCTATGCCCTTCTTTTTTATTTGCTCGCTTAGGAATAAGCACGCTGGAGTATCTGGACTTATTGATGGTATTATTTTTGAATATGCACATAGACTTTTACACTTCCAATTAGTATTCTTATCACTAAGTAATCTTGGACGAGTATTCGACTTAATTGACTCAAATTCTTTTCTAAGCATATTCTCTGCTAATTTGAATTCGTCATCACCAAATGCAAAAGAAAAGATGCCGCCTTCAACAAGAACTTTGTCTATTGTATGATCGTTTATGTAATAAATTGATATGTAGAATCTCTTATCTGGATACTTACATCTTAAAGCATAATAATACAAAAGCAACTGCTTATCTTCTTTAAGACATTCGTAGGTTTTAACCTTTTCAGTTGCCCAATTATATCTACGTCCAGTATTGTGTGTAGGTATCATATTTTCTGTACACAAATATGTATGATCATTACTATCCACACTTATACACTGAGTTTCCTTTATGCCAATCTTTTCTATATTTTTGATAGATCTTCTAAAAGAATTTCCATCACCCCAATTTACTTTATCTCTTTTAATTGGTAGTAAGAACGGATTTATACCAACTGGCCTAAAAGATACTGGATACGCATTTACTTCTAGTCCAAAGCCTTTTGCTATAGTATTAGATAATAATGGTCTTTGCCCAAGAGTTAAAAGTAATGCCTTTACATCCTCTGACAAACGCTTATTACAATTCATAAAAACACATTGTTTTCGAGCGTTATTAGCACTACCGTCGCTATCCATTAATCCTCTAAGCAAATCCAACCTTTGATTATAAGATGATCTTAAATAAACTTCTGGTATATGTTTATTATTTAATAGATCAAGCTTTCTCAATATTGGTGTTGAATCAAAAATAGTTCTACTCTCACATTTCACTTCCCTTTTTTCTTGATTTTTACCTACCTTAAAACCTCGCCTCTCAATTTCCTCAAAAATGAATTTATCCCCAGATGTAATTTCGCAACTTCTATTTCTACCGTCTCCAAGCCATACACCAAGAACATATGGATCTATAGGTAATTCTATATTACAGCAATCGATAGGGGAGGCTACTTTTATTTTATCTCCTATTTTAAGTTCAGTAATTTGTTTGACATTTCCATCGAGTAATTTCCAATAATGTTCATCATCGCATTCTACTACCGAAGTGTCGTCAAATACTATACGGAAACATTCTCTCATCTTTTTAGATGATTTAGCTATAACTTTAGTTTGTTTCCCATATTGATCAAATACAAAATCTCCTACACATAAATCTCCCATTGTACTCCAACCATTTGGTGTTGGTATTTTAGTTTCTACTGGTAATCCTTTGTAATCTAATACATGCAGATAATAATCGTCCTCTTTAAATATTAAGTCAACTGTTCCTTTAATGCCTAGTTGACCTTCTATTACTTCTCCACCGATCTCATATCTATACTTGGCCCATTCGTGAGGTATCTCAATTTCAAAGAATTCCTCTATAGCGTGTATATCTTGCTTCCTTGGGTCTAAGTCGCCATCCATTTTAGTGATAGCTGCTTTTGTCCATTCTAGGGTAATCTGTTCAGCCTTTGGAGGCATGAGTCCGGGAGCATCATTCTCGTAATAATCATAACTCAGTTTATTGATTAGTTCTAACGAGAATTTCTTGAAGGTAATTTTCCCAAAATTGTCATCTACAAGATATTTCTTACCATTTTGTTCTGCTAATTTGTATTTTGCCAGAAGTTCAAGATTCTTGTGTACAACATTACCCATGTAAGCTTTGGCGTTCTTTTTGTCTGGAACACCAAGCACATAGTTAATAAAGTACTTCTGCTGACACATGGCATAGGAGCCAATGCTTGAAGAACGCAGATAAGTAATTAGCATAGATTAATATTCCTATGTGAAAGTTCTCTCAAGAATAATTCATGAGTCTCAAGTATAGAAAGATTTCTATTGTCTAATTTGATATCAAACACAACATTCTTCATAGCGTGTTCTGATATGTGAGTGTCTGGCTCTGTTTCTCTTTCTAGTAGAACAAGTAATCCACCTTTTTCTTTTATAGCATTAGCTTCGTTTTCAAAACGACAATCTGCTATAATAGCAACTTCTGGATTATCCATCTCAATTTGATTAATAACCAAATCGACCCATACACTATTGTTCATCCTGCGGAATATATCAGTGCCGACGAACTGAAGAACTTCTCTGGCCGACATTACGCCACTTTGGTGAACTAATGTGATATCCTGAAACATGTCATTAAGTTCTTCTAGAGTTGGCTCATATCCAATCCTCCATAGATTATTTGATTCACCAAATTCAATAGCACATTCCGGAGTGATAACTCCCGGCATATCTTCCCATCGTAATTTAGTTGGGCTATCTTTATCTAAGCCGTATGCTTGATCATATGTCAGACCAAACATAGACATGCAGATTTCTTTTAATGCATCGGCAAAATGATACAATTTAACATGCGGCCAAATTCTGTTACTAGCGAAATCGAAGAATGCTTCATTTTTCTGGGTAAGATCTAATATGCCCATATCTTCAACTACACTACCATCTCTCTCAATACGGTGAGAATTAACTATCAAATCGCCAAACTCTGATATTTGGTAGTTACGAATAACTTCCTTATTCTTTAAAATTTCCCCATGCATAAAGTTAGCTAGGGTATTCTTTCCACTTCTTTTTTTACCTGATATACCAAAAATCTTAGTCATTAAAATATCCCTTTAGGGTTTCTCTTAAAGAAGAAGGAGTCATGTCTCCTGCGTCGTGAGAGGTTGGCCTTTTGTGTTCTATGTTGAATAATCGTTTAAGTTTTTCATCACACGATGATCTAAATTTATCGCCAGCTACATCATTATCCACAAACGTGATTATATCCATAGCTCCAGTCCTTTGTAAGAGCAGTTCCTGAGTTGAGCTTATTTGGCTCCCTAACATACCAAAAACATTTCTTATGCCAGACATCCATAATTTTAGATAATCACCCTGCCCTTCGACAAGTATAATTTTCCCAGAACGGCAAACTTCCGGTAATGCTTTAGCATAGCCATATATGTGTTCTGATTTCTTGAATCCCTTTTGATTTTTCCATTTCATTGGGTCATCAATTATTGTTCTTCCAACACAACCGGCCATATACTTTCCAGAGAGGTTGTATATTGGGAAGACAATTCTGTTATACATTTCTTTACTTGGATCGTCACAAAGACCAACATCAAATTCATCTAATGCTTCTTTTGAGAATCCCCTATTGATATAATATGATGATGGTATTTTTAGTTTTGATCTAACCTGTTCTCTTGTTATACCACTGTCTTTATCTTTACCTCTTCCTAAGATAGTACTTATATTATCGTGCGTATAAGTGTGTATTTTTTCTCCACATAACTTTTCTGCCGCTTTAAGCACTTCAGTAAAGTTCACCTTATCGTCACGACACATTAATCCCCTTAATAATCCAAGCTCATCACCACCATACTCATTATGACATCCTTTCGTGTTACAAAACCACCTTCCACAAAATTCAGAGTTTATATCAACATTGACGTTAAACGCTGACGTATTGTCTCCAGCATGAACAGGACAATTTGATATTAAGAGTTGTCCAGATCTAAATGTCTTAACATCAAACATATCCAATATTTCAGGTATCTTCGTCCTCAACTTCCTCTTCACTAGGTGAATTTTCGGGGAAATCTCTGCGGTTGATTCGAACGGGTCCAATTTCTTTAATCCTCGCTATGTCACCATTCATCTGACAGCAAATATAACCACCGTCTTCCATTCCGGGACCATGCCTAGCTACTAGAGGTACTATTTTCTTGTTTCCATTTCTTGGGCCATCATCGGCTATCTCTTCGGCTGATTTATCTTTGAAGATGGAGATAGATGTTGCAACCCAAACTAACCTATCAGATCCAGCTATTGTGTCTATAGTTTCTTTAGTGATTCCGTCACGATTAAGTTGAACGAAACACAGGCAAGAACAATCATGCTCGACTACAAAATTATGTAGCTGAATCATCTGAAAGCCCAAAACCTGATGTTCTGCTAAAGCATTTGATATACCCTCAGTTGATGTTAGTTTAAGATAGTCATATATGATTAAACAATCATTTGTTCTTCCGTTTGACTGAAAACCGACATCTTTTAGAATCCATCTTCTAGCTATCGCCAACATCTCTGGAAAAGGTTTACCAGTTATATTAATATGCTTGCATTTAGTAGATTTCAAAACTTCAGCAGCTTTAAGCACATCTTGTTTAGATTTTGGGTCTCTGACAAACCTTCCAGAAGCTATTTCATTAATTGGAACTCCAGAAATATTCGCCAGCATTCTATTTCTATTATCTTCTTCAGACATTTCAGTATCTAATATTAATACTGGTATTTGTAATTCCGAAGATAAGTGTAATGCTATAGATTGACCCAAAAGAGATTTACCCTGCTTACTTCTGGCAGCTACAAGGTCTATACACTTACGACGTAAACCTCCACCTATCGATGAATCCCAAGATGGAAAGTTAGTTGGAAGTCCAATACTTGGCTTATCATCACTCATCAAATGAGCTATGTAAGCATCTATATCCTCTCCAACACCTTTTGGTCTAAAATCATCCTGTTTGGTATATAATAATGATGCATCTTGTATTGGGGTTTCTACAAGGCCCATTATTTCTGATATAGACTCATCACCATTAATAGATGATAAACTTTTCCATGATTCCCTTATGGTGTTTTGTAAATGTCGGCCAAATTGTAGTCTTCGTATCTTTTTAGCATGGAGCTTAACAGAATTGACATCTACAGGAGTTTCCATTATTCCATGTATATGTTTTAATACCTCCTGTTTTTCTACATACTCTCCAAGAGATAGAGCATGACCTGCTGACAAAACAGAGACAAAATCTACCTTATCCGACTTTGATAAAATATCCTTTACACACTTATATAGAACCTTATTGTAATCTACACTAAATGTATCTTCTTCTAGTAATGCCTCTATATCTAAGTAACAATCTAATCCATATCTGCAAATACCAGCTAATACTGCTCGTTCACTAGCTATATTAACAAGTTCACTCATCTTTTAAACCTTTTCGCTGCACATCTATCGCAGGTAAAATTTTCCCTAGCTAAATCTGGATGAACTTCAAATGTTTTTTTACAGCCAGAACAGGACATAGATCTCATTTTAAATGGTTTTCTGGATCTTGCTGTTGGAGTAACATTGTCATTAACCTTATCATATCCCGGAATCTTATCTTCTTCATAACCCTTCATTGATTCAAACAAGTTTTGTCTCTTGTTGGTTTCGACTGGTTTTACTTCTTCTGCTTCTGTTTGTCCACCAGATAAAATATTGACAACATCAAGTACAGCATCCCAATCTTTTTCTTTTATGGCTAAAGCCAATTTATCAATTACGTTCATACGATTTCCTCTTAGCTAAATTTTCCATGACATCTGCCATTTTACTAACGCTGTAAATTTTGTCTTTACTTTGGGCCATAATCGAGGTAAAATATATTCTGGCTCTCTCTACCTTTGTGCCAAAAGTATCCTGCTCTATAGCAGCCTGTCTTCTTACCTCATATTTCATCCAGTTATCAAACTGTTTCCAAGATTTTGCCACCATTCTGTTTATGATCTCTTCACACCACAAGATCTTAGGAAATATTTTATCACAACTTTTTCTTAAGAATAAACAGTAAGAATGCAATTTAAAAGCATAAGCACTAGCTTCTTCAGAAGTCAAACTGATAATATCCTCATGAGTTAAATCCAATATCGACTGCACTATTGGATCAAATTTACAATCAGGAATTAACGCTTCTTCACAATATTTATCAACATATAAGCATAGTTCATCTAATCCCTTGATATCGTCGAATCTATTATCTGCTTCCATTTATCTTCCTCGTTATATGGTAGTACTGCAAAAGATATATTGTTGATTCTTGCCCACTCAGCTTTATCTTTATCTGCTCGTAACGCAGAATAAAAGTCAGCCTTAGTTTTATGAAAGAAAGATACAAATTCGTAATGCTGTCTACCATGGACCTCGACTATCAGAGGTATTCCCGGTATAAAAATATCAGCATACAGACAATTAGATTTAAATCTTTTTGATCCGGGGAGAGTTATTTCCTCGTATATAGGGAAACCCGGAAAGACTTCATATAAAAGAGAAAGTGCAGCCTGATGGGGTGCTGACTTATTCCTATCGGATCTCTTTTTGAATTTGGCAAGATTTAATTTGTGCTCTCTCCCATCAAATCCAGTCACTATCAAGCTAACACCGATTTAATTTCTTGTTCGAGTTTTGAGAAATATTCAGGATTACTTGCAAATGCCTCATATAGATTTGCCGCACCTTGAAACTTCTGATCACCAGTTATAGATGGACATGAAAACCATGCCCCAGCCTTATCTATAACGCCAAAAGCTTCTCCCAATTCCATTAACTCTTTTATTGAGTCAATACCTCTACCAAATCGCACATAAGAAGTTATAACACTCCCAGCAGATCCATTACCCGAACAGTCAATCTCTGCTGAGATTTTTATACCAACCTTATTTTCGCCTTCCATCCAATCTTCAGTCTTAACTATATCGATACGGTTAGAAGCCTGATATTGAATAAAAGTTCCACTATCGGCAACATTCTTCTTCCCATAGCCACTAGTATTTGTAATATAGTGGGTGATCAATATGAGGGAAATTTTATTTGCCGAAACCTTCTGTAGAATCTTTTTGCCCCAATGAGTAATTGTCTTTGGGAGATTAGCACGAAGAGTTCCTGAAATTTCTGCGTCCATTTCACTTCTCGGTAAAAGAGAAGATATGGAGTCGAGAACTATGACCGCCCCTTTGTTCGCTGGGTCTTTGATAATCGATTCTATGATAGTAAACACATCTTCTGCCGCTAGAGCTTCCTGATCTTCGTCTGGCCCTATAACACTCAACAGGTCTTGATCTAAACCATTAATACCTGAGAGGTTGTAATTTCTTAGGCGGCATTCTGTGTCAACATAAAATCCTTTTTTCCCAATCTTTTGAGCATTCGCCAAAATTTGAAGGCAAATCGTGCTTTTCCCAGATTTTGGCAAGCCAGAAAGAACAGTCCAAGTACCTTCTAGAATTCCACCACCAAGACCATTATCAAAAGAAATACTTACAGGAATAGACTTAAGGTTATTATTCCTACTGAATATTTCGGCTCCTGTCCTAATGACATTCCCATACTTCTTTATAATCACAGCCATATTTGATGATGTAACTTCTTCTTTCTTCTTAGCCACTATAGATCCCCCAGTTTATTTTTCTTTCCGAACGCTTCTCTTGGTTTATTAAATTCAACCTTGCTTTTTTCTATAACTTTTTCTTTATCGGTTTTCGCTAGATGAATCCTTTCGACTATTTTAATATAGGCCGGATTTGTTACCGATAAAGCTTTACTTTCCTTGAATGCTGATATCAGCGTTGATATTGAATATGTCTTTAAGAGCTTATTGATATTTATCAATTGTCCGACATATTGTCCCTTGAATTTTTTATTCAACCACAATTCTTGAGGAACGGCATTTTTATCATACTCACCGCGTCTCTGAAAAATTAATTCACAAAGATAGTTCGGTGCAGTTATATATCCCTCTTTGTATAAAGACTTAAACGGTCTAGCTTCGCTCTGGTCGTATCTTTTGGACATGTTTTTGTAGCCTTGGTGACATTTTTTGTCTCGTAGCATCCCCTAACTCAGATGCTGACTCAGTCATTACAACAACACCCTTACGTTTATTTTTCACCATAAGGTCATCAACTCTTGGCACTGTTGCTTCTTGAACTTTTACAAGTCTTTCTAGTTCGATCTTTTTCTTCTCAGCTTCTTCCTCGGCCTTTTTTCTTCTTTCCAAAAGTTTTAAGTATCTATTTACATACACAACTTTAACGTCTAAAGTTCTTGCAATTTCTTTTGCGGTTTTATGTGTATGACCCTCTATGTAAAATTTCTCTACAATACTTAGTGGTTTTGGTGGAATTGCTTTTGCCATCATCCTTCCTCTATATATTTAATCTTTTGCTTAAGTGTCATCTTATTGATTTCGTCAATTTCTCTTTTCTTTTTCTTCTTAGCTGTCTTTCCAGACTTATCATCCTCTTCCTGAATTTTTGCTCCCATTTTCTTGGTATTTCTTTCTGCGAGTTGTCCTAGAGTTGTTGCCTCTCTAGCCACGAACCCTATACAAGCAGAAATTAATCTCTCTAGCTTGTTTTTACCACAATCATCACATTTCTTTTTAGGAGCATCTTTTATATTCTGGAAAATTTCGCTCTCTTTTCCGCATGATCCACACTTATACTCATATATTGGCATATTAAACTCTGTGTTTATCTTTTTCCACTAAATCATATTCCATTATATAGCAATCTTCTGATTTAATGTCTTTGTGTTTATTCTTTCTAAGAAACTGAATCAATGCAATCTTTGCATTTTTTAAGGACGTATATAATCCAAGCTTATTTGTCCTATGGATTATCAAGGTTCCGTCCGTCTTGAAAAGTTTGAAAATTCTCATTGTTTAGCCTTTTCATTATTGGGCCTATGATGGCGTTTCTTACGATGTCACCTGATGTAAATTTAATAGTGCCGACATCGAACATACCTTCAAGTGCTTTATAACAGAAACTTAGCCCATCTCTCTCTGCGAATTTTAGGTCTGTTTGGTCTGGATCACCATTAATAACCATTTTACATTTTCGACCTATACGAGATATCACTAGTCTGATTTGTTCTATAGTACAGTTTTGTGCTTCATCCAAAATAAAGAAGCAGTTGTGCATATTTCTGCCTCTAAGAAATTCTGGAGGACATATCTCTATAATACCCTCAAGTATCATTCTATCAACGGTAGTTTTACCCAACCATTTATTAAATTCATCAAGCAAAGGCATCATATATGGAGTGCATTTCTCCAACATACTTCCCTTTAAAAATCCAATACCATTTCCTGATTCAACTATTGGCCTACTTATTACTATCTTAGTTATTTCATTAGCAAGGATCTTTTCACAAGCTAAGGCTGCAGGTATTGCTGTTTTAGAAGTCCCAGCTGGACCTATAGCTATCGTGATTTGATTTTCAGCTATCAGACGAATATACTCTTCTTGTTTTTTGTTCCAAGGAGTAAATTTCTTTTGATCTTTTGCCATTTTTATCCTTCACAAGATTTGCATTCTAAAATGCTACGAGTTAGCTCTTGACTTGGGTTATAGCCGCGTTGATAATAAAAACCTTTAATACCATTCTCCCAACCATATATTAGTAGTTGACTAACATCTTTCGGTGGAGTTTTTGGAGAAATCATGAGATTCAGACTTTGACCCTGATCAATGTATTTTTGCCTTTGTATAGCTTGTATTACTATCTCTTTCTGGGAAATTTCCCCAAAAGTCTTAAATACTTCTTTATCATGGTCAGATAAAAAGGAAAGATGCTGTACTGAGCCGCCATGTTCCAATATAGAGGCCCACGTTTGTGGGGTATCCTCATTCAGTTCTTTAAGTTTTATCTTTAGGTATGGATTTTTGTAGGTATGATTACCCTTTGATAATCTCTTAACGAAGTAATTACTATTCAGAGCCTCAATACCTTGGGAAATTTGTCCCAAAATAGCTGAGTTTGACGTAGTTGGAGCAACAGCCATTCTGGTTGCCATTCTCTGGCCTGTACCAACCATCAATTCTGGTTCACCAAATTTTTCGGCCAATTCAATACTTGCTAATAGAGTCTGCTCATTGATGTATTTAAATATTTCAGTATTCAGGAATTTGGCCTGCATACTTTCAAAAGCTATATTTTTAGACTGCAAATATGAATGCCACCCTAAAACTCCCAAACCTATTGCTCTTTGGCGTTTCGCAAAATTATGGGCGGATTTTAAGAACTTAATCGATTCTGTTTTTTCTACATATTCAGTAGTAACAGTATCGAGAAAATATGTTAGTACTTTAATTAGATCTGTGTTTTTCCATTCATCATAATGTAGTAAGTTTGCAGAAGATAGTACGCATACGTAAGATTCGTCTTCTTCCAAAGACAGCATTATTTCATTGCAAAGATTACTAGAATAAATTTTCTTATTATGTTTCTTGTAAACTTCTGGTGCATTATTATTTGCATTATCAGTAAAAACAAGATAAGGATATCCAGACTCAAATCTCTTCTTTATGATCTGACTCCAAATTTTTAGCTTATCTTTGTCTTTATTTTTTAGATCATTCATCCATTTGTCTGATATGCAGACTCCTATAGATAAATCCTGTATTGGATTCCCGATACTTTTGATTCTTAGAAATTCGAGAATGTCCGGATGATCAACAGGCAAATAAGCCGCCATAGACCCTCTACGAATCGATGACTGAGATATGACCGAGGTAATCTTGTCAAACAATTCCATGAAGTGTACGGGGCCACTAGACTCGCCACCAGTCGAAATTTTGGCCCCTCTAGGTCTCAACTCACCAAAATAAGCTGAAGTGCCAGCACCATATTTCGTCATTGACGCAATTTCTGCCATCTTAGACAAAATACTATCCATATTGTCTTTTATTAGGCTTGAATTACAAGACGCAGGAAGTCCCCTGTTTGTTCCATAATTTGCCCATACTGGACTAGATAAGCCTATCCATCCCTTAAGGATATAATCTTCTATTTTATCAGCATATCCTTCTATACCCAAATGTTTTTCAGCAGTTTCAGCTATCTGCCTAATTCTTTCTTCTACTGTTTGTCCTTCTGCTAGATAACCTTTAGATAGGAAACTTCTGGATTTTTCATTTAGCCATGTCATATTAAGTCATTCTCGTCTACGAATAAATTGCGTTGATAATCTGTTGGTCGTTGATGGAAAAAGTCTGTTGAATTATTGGCCAATATTTCTTCATTCATCCATTCAAAGTCTCTTTCAACTTCTTCTTTTACTACGAATAATTGATTATAGCCAATATCACGAAGCGAATTGTTGATTCTTGACTGAATAAAACCCTTGATAATATCAGAAGAAATCCTAGTACCCACATAACCGGAAAGCATCCAATCCACTATTTTACACTCAGCCTTATAAGCTTCTTGAGCTTCGTGTAAAATTTTATCTTCAAGGTCTTTGTCAAATAATTCTGGATATTCTTTCTTTATGGTATTAATTAATTTGATACCAACTTTACTATGTAATAATTCTTCATTCTTTGTATATGTGATTTGTTGTGTTGTATCTTTTAATACGTTTTTATATCTACCAAACCACAACATAATGTAGAATTGGGAAAATAATGATACGTTTTCAACAAAGAGAGTGAACAATATAAGTGCATAAATATACTGTTTCTTGCTGTCTTTGTAGAATTTATGATTGTATTTCTTTAGGTAGTTTACCCTGCCCTTGATACAATCAAGCTGCAAATTCTCAAGGAAGATATCTTCAATTCCGAGAACTTCTAATAATCGCAGATATGCGTTTGAGTGGATTACTTCTGAGGCACCAAGCACAACACCCAAGTCAGATAGACTCGGGTGTGGTAGATTATCTCCAAGTTTCGTCCAGAAGGTTTTTACAGCTACTTCAATTTGAGCAATAGCAGACAATGTGCGTACTACTATCTCTCTTTCTTCTTCGTTCAGTACAACCTTAAAATCCTGAATATCACTACTAAAACTAAATTCTTCGTCAGTCCAGAATCCAGCATGCATCGCTCTAATAAAATCTTTTGCCCATGGGTAATTGTCTGGTTTTCTTGAAATCTGCTCGTCAAAAATACCCATATACTTTTCCTTTTTTAAGTGCTGTGCTTATATCTATACGCTGATAAGTGAGACTTGTCGTTTTAGTTCACTCACTATCTTTTGTCTATCGCAATCGTACCAACCAGCAGATAATAGACTATTTATTTCGACAACTTTCAGCGAGCCATTTTTAAGCCTACATATGTCTAAAGTCCACATTGGAGCAGGCTCTTGTAGGTCGGCGAGAACGGTTTCTGCGAATTTTTCGATTTCGGGTGTAACCTCTTCTATAGTAGGAGGATAGGGTGATCCCGTCAAGATTACCATGTCAGAAATGACAAATCGCCACTCGGCCACAATTTCCTTCAGAGGAGCCATTAATATAAGTTCTTCCGGGAAGAGAATCGGAAGATCGTATTTTATATCCTCATATTTGCCACCACTCATTGATTTATATCCATTATTATCTTTAATGAATATATTATCATACTTTATGCTCTGAATTAAAAGATGGAAAGTTCCAGCTTCACAAAACATATGAGGGTTATTGAGTGCATTTAGTCCAAGCTGAGGTAGATACTTATTGCAGTCATAGACCTTATCGTAGAGCCAAGTTATTGCTCTCGGCATCGTTTTAGTGATTCTTCTCCCAATAGGAATTGAACCACGAAATAAAAATGGACCGGATACTTCTTGTGAAAATATCGGCCCATCTATTGACGATTCGCATGTTATTATGTCAAATTCAGAATGTAGTACATCATAATCTTCAGGAAAAACTTCTGTCTGATATACTAGCTTATAATCTTTCATTATATCTTTCCCAATAGACCCCAACCCAACATTCAGAATAATCAGGCAAACAATCTTCTTCAAAAGAAAATCTATTGAAGCAAACTGGACATTCGCCAGCTTCCCATTCTTCGTATTCAAATTCATGCCCACATGATGGACAATCTAAGTCTGTTTTGCTCATATTTAACCTGAAGCCATTATAGATTTGTTCTGTTCTACGTGAGAAGTACGCTCTCTTTTTATTTTAATTTCTAACTTTATTAATTCTTCGAGCCATTCAATATTAGGATCTAATGATGCTCTTTTATATCTATTTATGGCTTCATATAAATCGTCTCTTCGTTTTTCAAGCCACACAATTTTGGGGTCTATTCCAATTGGAGGTTTGTCGATAGTTACATTAAGATATGGTGCGAATGGATGTTTAAGACCATCATATAGAGACCATTGAGGCCAATCACCAG